GTTCATATCATCTACCCAAACATAAACTTGATTGTAATCATCATGTAGTAGTTTCATTAAATCCCCTCATCTTCGTATGGAATTGGTACCCAGCCAAGTTTTAAAAAATCTTCTTCAATCTCGTCAGTGACAACACCTTCAGGTGCATATCCTGAGCTTTCATCTCTAATACCAGAACAGTACCAATCTAGGTAATCACCTTCACCAAGAAGTTCCGCTACAAGTCCACCTGCGTAACGCCAAGTGCAACCCCAAGTTTCTTCTTTAAGAATAGGCCACATCTCACGCTTTTGCCATTCCATGTTACACAATGATGCATAGATGTTTTGTGCATAGGATTTATTAGCTTTTGCTTTAGCAATAATCCAATCACAGTTCTTTAAATCATGTTCTAAGTTAGGTCCATTCATGCCCACCTCAACAAAAACCACGCCTTCTTTGCATCTGACTCAAATGAAAATGTTTTACTATATCTATTATAAAATGCACCATAATCTTTAGTCAACCAGTCATTGATTGACAACTCAGACTCCCAATGAATATTATCGTAATAATAATCAACAATTTTTTGATACAACGAAAGATTATCGGACATTATTTTTTCAACTCTTCCCACATCAATTTCTTAGCACGTTCATCTAAATCTTCATTTTGTTTTTTAAGCATTAGTGGAGCAAACTGTTTGACAAAATCCATAACAGCCTGTTCACCATTTTTTTCAAACTTAGAATGATGGGGACCTACAGAACTATTGTAATAACTATTTTTGTCATTCAATACTGTTAGGATACCTGCATACAATTGTTTTTCTAGTATATTACTCATGTAACGACCCTTTATACGGGTTATTAAGCCACTTAGCATAAGTCTCAGCATTTTCAGATATTTTATTAAGTTCATATTTGCCACAAAATTTCATTAAATGAACACCTACTTGAGGAGTAACTGTAGTGCGAACACCATTCCGAATAGCATCATCAACTAATTGTTTGATTTCATCGGGTTGTGATTTCAAGTCAATCAATGTTTTATTACGTAAATAACAATCACGTACAACCTGTTCTACACCATTGTGGTCTACCCAACGTTGCAACATGAAATTATTCCATTTAAAGCCTTGCTTGTCACGATCCTCAAATGCCTCACGAATACCTACACGATTCTTACTACCTTTCTCGGGTGCTCTAGGATATGCGGTGAATACGTTGTCACCTGCGTCACCGCGAATAATTTTCTTAAAGAGCAAATATTCTGGATCTTCCAACAGTTTAGGTTCTTTAGTTTTCTTGTCTAATATCGGTTTGCCTGTATCCTTAAAGTATCCGTCAAGTGTGATAAGTTCATTTGTGACTCCATTGTACTGGAACACTTTATCAGTAATAAGCTGAACATAATCGGAATCAGTGCTAATAATATAATGCGTGTCATCTGGATGTAAGTGAATAAAGCGGGCAATCAAATCGTCAGCCTCAGCCCGCTCATGCCTGAGTACGCTAACGTTAGTTTTCTCTCTGATGTACGTAGTGAATTTTTCATACGTATCCCAAAACATATCGTTTTCTTCTTTTTCAGCCTCAGTAACTGACATGGCATCAACAATGCGATTCTTTTTGTAGGGCTCGTAGATATCTTTGCGGAAGCTACGGCCTTCTAAACAAAACACAACGTGGTCAATTCCATAGCGTCTTACTGCTTGATTAACACTAGCAAGTGTCAAGTGTAGTGCCATGCCGATCTTCTCCCATGTATCGCTGTTGTAACTAGCAACATGTCGGGCACGAAAGAAGGTATTTGCAGTGTCTATGAGTGCGTATTTCATATGTGTATTATATACGTATATTTAGAATTTGTCAACCGCTGGCTGACCATTTACATATCTAGTCAAGTGGTCTTTGTGTAAAAAAGTTTTAATACGATGAACATTAGAACAAACCCCAACTCTATTTTCTACTGAGTTATTGTTACGGTTACCATCTTTATGCTCACCGTCAATCATGTTACATTGTCCGGTTAAAAATGTTTCAAAGTCTATGTCACCGTAATTTTGACAATAAACTGCATAATGATTCATTAAGCAATTAGGTAATCCATTTGTTCCAGTAGGACACCCTGTACAATACTCAGATTTAATATAGTCATCGAACATACGATTTGAACGAATACTGCTTCCAAATTGCTCAGTTTTGTAATAGCCAGTTTTCAAGTTATCCAAGAAATAACCAAGTCCTTCTTCAACCGTCCACTTACCGTCACTATATGCCTTGACAACTTTTTGAGATAACAATGCACTTTCAGCCAATACAATACACACAGCACTACTCATATATACATACAACAAACACAAGAAATATTTTTGTTGATAGTCAATTGGCAAACTATAAATGTAATTACGTGCATCTTCATGATTACGGAAGTACGGCAAACGACTTGTACGTGCATAGAACTGAACCCAATTGTTCTCAACTAATTGTTGACTAGGGTTACGAACAACACCTGACACTGCCAAGCGCGGGATGTTTGCACCCATTAGCAATTTATTTTTTACAACAACCATAGTTGGGCGATTTTCTTTTGCAGGACTATTAGCCATTTTAATTGCATCAAGCGTATCTTTAGTGTAAACACCATCATACTCTAACGTATCAATCAAGTCAACTAAGTCCCAATTTTCTATTGCACAATCATTGCGAACTATAGGTTCCAAGTCATCCCAAGTCCATGCTCGGTCCTCTTTTGCATTAACTGCACCAACCCGAATAGCACACGCTGGCATCATCTTGCGAATCGGACTGTTTGCAGTAACTAAGTCCCATGTTTCTTGTGTGATTGCATTTTGCAAATCTGTAATCACACTTACGTGATTCTTATACCAAGAAAAAATAGTACTATAACTGTTGTCTAATGTTGATGGCAAGAAATGCACAAACGGCATCTTCAATGGGTCAACCGGCATCACTGGTAATTGATAGTAAGCCATGCCACCATGATAGGTAACACCTGTTTGACTGACAGTAGGTGTAGCAGTAAACTGAATCACCAATGAACCATTTTCACGCATCGCTTCAAGATTTTTAAATGTTGTCAGCTTTGCTTTATCATTTTTTGTACCTGTTGAAGCCTTCATGTCATCAGGATGAGGTACACCGGTTGCATAATGTGCTTCGTCATTAATGATACAATCAAAATTAATATTTAAATTTTTGTGAATATTCTTGTGATTCTTATTGAACCATGCATTGGTGACAACTAAAACGTTAACATCACCTTTAAGACTTTTCTTACCATTCGTTACATCTAGCAAGTCTTTTTCTTCATAGACGCAAACAGTAAGACCGTCGATAGTTTTATAGTCTAAATTTTCTAATGTTTCCCAAATGTCATCACGTACTTCACGCGGTGGCGCAATGATTAGAAAATTACGTAAAGATGTAACACCTGGAATTTGTAAACGAACAAGGCTGGGAATCAAGTAGTTACTAATTACAAAAGTCTTGCCTGCATTTGTGTTTGCAACACCTAACAGCATATGAGGGTTGCCTGTAGTAAGCATCAATTCAGCATGATTCAAAATGTTGTCATGCAGAAATACATGTTGGTCTTTATCCATTGGATATTTACATGTAAATTCACGGTTTGTTTTCATAAGCATGTTTACTCCAAAGAGTTGTTGATATGTGTATATTGTATACCCGTATACAATATTTGTCAACCTTTTTTTGTTGACAATAAAGTGAATACTTTTAGTTTACAATTATCATGGTGATACCTAATATAATTGGTTTTTCCACCTACTATCTTACCACAATGTTCACATGTAAACTTAGGTGCCTCCATACCTTTATTCCAACTAACTTGCAATCCAATACTACCTTTATTCCAGGCTGTCATAGGTGGTTTCAGTTTTCCGGAATCAATCTTTGCGATTGTTTCTGCGTCTGGATTCTCCCCCCAATGTTTTATCTGTGTTTTTATTTTTCCAACTGGTATACCGAAATGCGAACTTGCTTTTTTGATACTAGCATAATTTACTCCTCTAAAAGTAATCATGTTTTTGGGTTTCAAAGGACCTACAAATTTAGGCTTTGCATTTTTCAATGCAGATATTCTTTTTGTTTCCTTTATTTTAGCTATTGTTTCAGGTGAATGTTTCTTACCAAACATAGGATTTTTTTCACCTTTATTATTGTGTTTGCCTTTATTTGATTCTGAAATTCTTTTCTTATGTTCTTCTGACTTGAGGCGTTGTCCAACTTTTCTTGAACTCTCTCGTATTTTTGCCAAACCTTCTTCAGAATATATCCTATGTTTGTTAGCCTCACGTATATTAGCTAATGCTTGTTCTGAAAATATTTCAGTGCCTTTTTTCCCTCGTTTTTTACTTGCAGATTTTTCAACACGTTCTGGATCAAGTTTAACTCCTCGAAGCCCTTCAGCCCATATGTTAGCTCTTACTCTACCTTCTTCGGATTCCCAATATAGCTTTCTTGATGTTAATATCTTTTTGCGGAACTCATCGTTCCCCCATCTAGTTTTGGATCCTTCACTTCTCTTTTTACGTTGTTCATCAGAAAGATTTTGTTTTTTACCCCAATTTGGATTCTCTGGTCCCTTTTTAAAAATCTTTTGCTTGCTCTTTTCACCTATGATTCGTCTTGTTTCTTCTGAATGTGTCTTGCCAAAGAAGTGATTACCTTCTCCTGACATTCGCTCACTCATCAACAGAGAATATTCTTTTTTAAATTGTGCATAAATCCTACTTGTTATCTTATATGAGGAATGATATTCTTGTTTAAATCTGTTAACAAATGTTCCAAAAGCAAAAGACATTTTACTACCGTATACACTAGGAAAGCGTATCTTCCATAATAATAAATGCGCTACATAATGTTCTCTTGCTGTAAGTTTAACTAGATTAGATATGTCATCACTGCCACCAAAACTTCTAGGAACAATATGGTGTTGTTCTGTATACATAGTTAATGGTAGGCTTCTTTGTAAAGCCTTGTTAATTAGCGAGTCATACCATTTAGAATATTTTAAATTAGTAGGAGGTACTGGCCATCCAATCATTAACTCACCTCTGTACGTCCATTGCCAAGGTCACGTGATTGGATAGGGCGAATGTCACGGTTCATGGGATCCGCTTGTACTTGCTCATACATCTCAAGTACTACATTTCTACAAACTTGCTGGAACCATCTATCTACGATATCAGTATCCTTGTCATCCTTACTCATCATGTAACCAGCTTTGACT